TGGCCGTAGTACACCCGGGTGACGTGCTCGTCGTCGCGTTGCCGGAGGACGCCGGCGCGAAGCAGGTCGCAGACTTCTCCGCCACGCTCCGGGGACTCCTGCCGGACACCGTCACCGCCGTGGTTGTCGGCGGGCAGCTCCATGCCTGGGTGATGCGGGCAGGGACGGAGGCCGCCGATGACCACTGAATCCGGCTGGGTCAGACCCGGCACCTGTGCCAATGATGCCTGCGTGGAAGTCAAGTTCGACCGCACCTACGACATCGTCACCGTCCGGGCGAGCCTGATACCGCAGGCTGTCGTCGACTTCACCGCGCAGGAGTGGGCTGAGTTCCTGGTCGCGGTCCGGGCCGGGGAGTTCGACATGCCATGACCTGCGAGACAGGCAAAATCCCCTACGCCTCAGCCCGGGACGCGTGGCGCACCGCCAGCCACGTCCGGCTCCGCAGCCGCGCCGCCACCAAGTCCCGCATCGGCCGCAACGCCACCGCCTACCGGTGCGAGTTCTGCGGCCACTGGCACCTCACCTCAACCCCATGGAGGGCACCATGAGCGACCTTGCGGTACGACTACGGGCGGTCATCGAGGAGCGCCGACTGACGGCCACCAGCTTGCAGCGGCGGGCGCAGGAGCACTCCCTGGAGATACAGAAGCCCGAGCTGCTCGGGAGGTTTATTCCCGGTTGGTATGAGTGGCCGGACGTCGAGCGGCTCGCGGCCGATGCCATCCTCGCGGCCGAGCGAGACCTCTGGGTACTGGAGCGGCACGCGCCATCCTCCGACATCTGGTATTGCAATGGGCCACATGGGCGCGAGGGCGACGAACCGTGGCCCTGCCGCGAACTGCTTCGGATGGCGACGCGGTACGGAATCGAGGTCGAGTGAGCGACTACCTGACCGAGATCGCCGACACCGCCGACGAGCTCACCAACCCCATGCACATCGTCGAGCGCATCCCCGACGTCAACGCCTACCGCCACAAGCGCCTACGACGCATCTGGGAGGTCAACCTCCCGAGCCTCCTGGACCAGCTCGCCGAGGCCGTCGTCCCCGGCGAGTCCTACGTCGAGGATGAGGTGACCCGCGGCGCGTTCGCGTCAAGGCCCGCGGCGCGGCTCGACGCCGTGGACCGACTGCTCGCCATTGAGGCCTCGGCCGCCATGTGGTGTCTCGGGTCCGCTCTGGCCCTGCGCGAGAGCGCCACCGACAACATCCGCGCCCTCGTCGGCAAAGCCCCCGCGTTGGACTCAGGCCGCCAACGCGACCTGAGCCGAGACCTGCGGTCCTGGCGCACCTGGGCAGCCACCGTCACCGGATGGGAACACCCACCCCACGCACCGCGGGCGCCGTGCCCGCTGTGCGAGGCGAAGGGCACGCTGCGGATCCGACTGGAGAAGTCCACCGGGTGCTGCATGGCCTGTGGTGCCGCCTGGGACGTCACGAACATCGGGATCCTCACCGAGCACGTCAAGGCGTACCGGGCCCGCTCGGATGCGGCAGCCGAGGTCGCCCGGTCCATGGCGACCGTCACCCGGACGCAGAGCCGCCTGTTCGGGATCGTGGGCTACGAACCGCGGCCCGATTTGCCGTACTGCGACGCGCCGACCGGTTGACCTTGCATCGTGTCCGATTTTGACGCACGATGACGCCAGCACAACTATGCCCGGACCGAGAAACCTCGGCCGGGCTGCTCTGCGTCTGGAGGCACAGTGCCCATCCAGATCACCGTAACCGGCGACCTGCACATCCACCTCGCCGACCTCACCGCAGACCAGATCACCACACCCATTCTCGCCGCGCTGGCGAGCGCCAAAGGAGCAATCATGACCGACGTCGACGACGCCCTCGCCACCGTTACCGCCGAGTTCGACACCCTCCGCGCCGACATCGACCGCGAACTGGCGGACTTCCTGGCCGCCCATGGCGGTACGATGAGCGCCGAGACCCGCGCCGCGTTCGACGCACTGTCCGCCAAGTTCGCCTCGGCCACTTCGGCTGTGGACGCGGCCGATCCGGTACCGCCGGTCGTCTGAGTCCCGCGCCCAAGGCAGGCCGCACCCGCCGCAGCTGCTAAAGGGCGCGCCGCACAAATCGGTGCAAGTCGGCTTCTAGTGGTTGCACCATAATGACGCTTATGGTGCAACCGGGGGGAGGGCTCCGATGGCCGTCCCGAAGAAGGCCCGTGGTGGTGACGGCAAATTCGCTCCCAGCATCGAAACCGCCGAGCGGGATGCCGAGGCCTGCCGCCTGCGTGTTCGGGCGATGAGTTTCCCGGAGATTGCGAAGACCCTTGGCTATGCGGACGCCAGCCACGCCGCCCAGGCTGTCGCCCGCACCCTCAGGGCAACCGTGGAAGAGCCTGCAGCCGAGGTCCGCAAGACGGAGCTGGCCCGCCTCGACGATATGTACACCGCCGCCCTGGCCGTCCTGGAGCGCATGCATGTCACGGTCAGTCAGGGCCGTGTCGTGCAGCACCGCGTCGCCGGCACCGGCACCTGGGATCCAGAGAGCCGGACCTGGGTCGGCGCCGAATGGGTGGACCTGGCCGACGACGCCCCGGTCCTGTCCGCGATCGACCGCCTCCTGAAGATCCAGGAACGGCGCGCCCGCCTCCTCGGCCTCGACGCCCCGGTGAAACACGAGGTGCGCAATGTCGACGCCGTTGACGCAGAGATTGAGCAGCTCGTGGCGCGACTGGCCGCCGGAGGACAAGGTCCGGTTGCTGCAGAGGCTCCGGCGCGAACTGAGGCCGGCGGAGTTCCCCACTCCGGGTGATCTCGCCACCTACCTGGACCGGCGGATCGTCCAAACGCCTGCCCTGAAGCTCCTCGACGAGTACCTGGTGAAGGTCGGGGCGAGGCAGATCACTCGCCTCATCTGGACCATGCCCCCCCAGGAAGGCAAGTCCCAGCGGGTCTCGCGGACGTTTCCCTTGTGGCTGCTGCTGAACAATCCGGACCTGCGCATCGGCATCGCCTCCTATGAGGCGGGTATCGCCCGCCGCTGGGGCCGCGCGGTCCGCAACGACATCATCGCCCGGCCCGAGCTCGGCCTCACGGTGCGCTCGGACACCTCAGCCGCCCATGAGTGGCAGCTCGATGGCCACGACGGCGGCGTATACACCGTCGGTATCGGCGGTGCCCTCACTGGCCGCCCCATCGACGGGGCCCTGATCATTGACGACCCGCTGAAGGGCCGCGCCGAGGCCGACTCCGAGGTGTTCCGGCAAGCCTGCATCGAATGGTGGCAGGAGACCGGCTCAACCCGCCTCGCCCCCGGCACCCCGGTCATCGTGGTACAGACCCGCTGGCATGAGGACGACCTCGCCGGGTGGCTGCCCCGCCACGATGAGGGCTGGCAGGCCATCAACATCCCCGCCCAGGCCGACCATGACCCGCTGTTCGGCCACGACCCGCTCGGCCGTGAGCCCGGGGACTATCTGGAGTCCGCCCGTGGCCGTGGCGGGGCCGACTGGGAACAGACCCGCCGGCAGGTCGGCCCCCGCGGCTGGTCCGCCCTATACCAGGGTCGGCCATCCCCGGCCGACGGTGGCATCCTGAGACGGTCGTGGTGGCGGTTCTACTCCACCCCTCGCGCCGCGAAGAATGCCGACGGGCGTTGGCGGACCGACGCCGATCAGGTCATCCAGTCCTGGGACATGTCGTTCAAGGACACCAAAGCCTCGGACTTCGTGGTCGGGCAGGTGTGGGCCCGCCGCGGGTCGAAGGCGTACCTGTTGGACCAGGTCCGCGACCGGATGGACTTCCCCGCCGCATGTGCCGCGGTCCGGGCCATGTCGGCGAAGTGGCCCCAGGCCGCGCTGAAGCTCGTCGAGGACAAGGCCAACGGGCCAGCCATCATCGCGCAGCTCCGCAAGGACTTGCCTGGGCTGGTGGCGTACAACCCGAAGGACTCCAAGGAGGCCCGGGCGCACGCCATCTCAGCCTTCATTGAGGCTGGGGATGTGGAACTGCCCGATCCGTCCGATGCCCCGTGGGTGAACGACTTCATCGAGGAGTGCTCGGCGTTCCCGAACGCGGCCCACGATGACCAGGTCGACACCATGACCCAGGCCCTGCACAAGTTGCTGTTGACGCCGTCGCTGACGAACTTCTTCCAGCGCATAGATGCACGGGATGCGATGCCTCCGCCGGGCAATCAGGTGACGGGGTTCTTCGACAAGCTGGGGAAGGGCTAACGGTCGTGAGGGTAGCGCCACGACTCAACGAGCGCGACGTCTAAAAACCGCTTCTCCCGCTGCGCCCAGTTCTCCTCGGGCAACCACGGACCGGGCACGTGTGGCAACGGGCATCGACAGTTGAAGACCTGGTCGGGAGTAGGCGTCTCCGGCACTCCTCCGGTCGGCATGTCATCGAACCAGCTCATGGGCGGAGGCTACTCCCAGGTAGCCCCTGACAGCCGGACCATTGCGGCCATGGCCTGCTCGAACAGCTTGGCCTGCTGTTTGGTCACGCCGATGCAGTCATCGAGC